ATTCAAGAGGTTGATTCAAATTTCAATGAACAGGTTGATCCTGGAACATCGGTTTTGACAAGTATTTTGTGTTATTCAAAGATGCACAATTTTGAACCCAATTATGTATATGAGGGTTATATTCCGCTTGACTTTGATGACGTACAATTACATTATTATCTTTCAAACAGAAGAATGTACTTTTCGATTGATAAACATGAGATGTCAGATAATGATATTCCAAGACTTCAATTGTTGTTATTTCAATATATTCAACGTTTTGTTCATGATTATAAATTAAACAATTTTGTACATGGTTTGCACACGTCCAAACTAATTTAGTGTGTTTTATCGAGACAATTATGAACTAAAATCGTATTGTTTATTTTTTAAATTTATTTCCAAGTTAATTTCAAAAAATTATTTTCTTTTGTTAGTTTATAAAAACAATTAATAATGGGAGGTGGACTTATGCAGTTAGTCGCTTATGGCGCTTGAATATATCTTGGGCGTTAAAAGTAAAAAAGAAAACATTTTGCTAGTAAATTGAATCATCAATTTGCGAAACTTCCAAATTGCGGGAACATCCTTAAAGTTTTAACTACCATCCTTTTTTGGTAACATAAAAGGAGAACTCGGTTAACAGCCGAAAACCAATCAGCAATGTTTGATTGTACAATGGTAACAATGTTAAAAATTGGACAATCCGCAGCCAAATATTCCATTCATGGAATAGAGGTTCAACGAGTAAACGGAAGTTGGGATAAATTTAATTATCCTTAAGATATACTCTGGCCGCACAAGAAATTGTGTGGATTAAGCAAGATATTTACCTTACTGGTAATCCTCAATGACATGGGGAACAAAAGCAGCCTATTACAAATTAGGTATTATTGCTAGTAAAATGATTAATCATTTTGCGACACTATCAAATTGCGGCGATCTCTTAAAGACGTATTGCTACTAAGGCATCTTGGCAACAAGATACTGGCTCAGAAAAGAACTGAGGTATAGTAAAAACGCAAACGTATGACGATTAATCTGAAATAGAAAAGCCGCAGCCAATTACTTTGTTTACAAAGTATGCAGTTCAACGATTAAACGGTAGTGGGTAATCAATTATGATTGCTTAAGATATAATCTACCCCCTCAAATATTTCAAATACACTGAAAAGTGGGGTATTCTGAATATAACAATTCAGACCGGGCAGATCACATTTTTCAAGGTTTAAAGGCCTTATAAAGTAACATGTCTAAGACATGTTTGCTAGTGAAACTAAAGAGTTTTGCGACACCATCAAATTGCGGGAACTTCCTAAAGACGTTACGTACCAAATTGGTAAAAACGTACGTATGATGATTTTAAAATCAGAAATGGATAATCCGCAGGAAAGCTCCTAAAGTCTAAAAAAAAGAATTGGAGAATCTTCACAGACTAAACGGTGGTGGGAAAGTTGTACAGCTTTCTTAAGATATAGTCGGGCCAATATAGAAATGTATTGGAGTAACCGCGTATACAGACGACACACTAATTTCGAAGAGAGATTAGAATAGCAACGCTAAAAAGGTTATTGTTGCTAGTGAATGAAATATGTTATGTTATGTGACTCCCATTGTTTTTATCCATAACATATTCATTTGCAAGACATTCAAACTGCGGGAAACCCCTAAAGGCTACGCTACCATCTTACATTAGGGATAATGTAAGAGAACTCGGGTAATGACCGATTTGGTAAAAACGTGTAGTATGATGCGAAAGCTGAAATGGACAATCCGCAAGAAAGCTTCTAAATTAAGCCATTTAAAATAAATGAAATTTGGTATAATTCCATAGAGATTAGTAATGGATAAACTTATTGGTAAAAGCGAAATCTATATGATAACATGTTGTGTAACTGGTAAACAATATATTGGACAAACGCAGTGTTTGTCAAAGTCAAAAAGTGGTATATATATTCAAAGAGGAAGTGAGAAAAGATGGGATACACATCTTTATTATTCAAAAAATGATATTGGAAAAGGTTGTCCATATTTAATTGAAAGCATAAAAACATATGGAGTTCACAATCATCAAATTAAACCTTTGTTTATATGTCTGACCGAGCAAGCGGATTATTATGAAGTCAAATATATACGACAATATAATACACAAGTTCCAAATGGGTTAAATCTAATGAAAGGAGGGAAAAAAGCTCCATTAGCAGAGGAAACAAAACAAAAACTAAGTCAAAGTAAAAAAGGAAAATATTGTGGCGAATTAAATCCGATGTTTGGTAAAAGTCATTCTCTGACAACTCTTGAAAAAATGCGACAAAGTCAACTTGGAAAAATATTACCTAGAGCTCAGAAAGATAAAATGTCAAAAGCGCATACTAAAAATAAAGAAGTTGGAAAACTACCACCACGAAGAAAACACAACGAGCTTCCTAAATATATTTATCATGTTAAATCATACAATAAAGAAGGATATGAAATAAGACATCATCCAAAACTTCAGCAAAAACAATTTGTTGCAAAAAGTGTTTCGTTAGAAGAGAATTTGGAAAGAGCTATAAAATACCTCGAAGATGAAGATAACCCATTACACCAAAAACAACAATTGAGTTTTCAAGAATATTCTAATTTACCACGTTTTATACGACATGTTCGATCAGAAAAATATGAAGGATTTGAGGTTAAACTTCATCCTACTTTACCTAATAAAAAATGGACATCTATGAAATTAACTATGGATCAAAAATTACAAATGGCTCAAAATTTTTTAGAAGAATCCTCAGAGACTAAAAGTTTGTCGGTAAACTGAATAAGCAGTTTGCTTAAGATATAGTCCGGGTAAAAAGTTTAGACCATATTATCGTCTAAATTTCAGCAGAAATGTTGAATTTTCCTCGTTTCAATTGAGAGCATTGAGCAAACGTTCAATGGTACCGTGGATTTTGGGAGGAAGGTCTCGTGCACTGTTTCACGAAACGGTGACCTTATCCACAAGGTCTATCTCCAGGTAGATCTCCCTGCCCTTTCAGTTGGGTCAGGAACAATCGCATGGGCCGAGAATATTGGCCATGTCCTTATCGATGAAGTCTCCATTGAAATTGGAGGACAAACCATAAATTAATATCTGTGGTTAAAAGCAATGTTTAAACCGCATTGCTAGTGAAACTGAAAAGTTTTGCGATACTGTCAAATTGCGAGAAACCCCTTATAGACTAAAGGTACCAAGGAGATTGAATACATCTCTGGCCAAGAGAAAAACTTGGAAGGTAACAATCCTTTAGTATTGGGCAATTCGCAGCTAAGTGTTTTGTATAGTTGTTACAAGACATGCAGTTCAACGACTAAACGGCAGTAGGTTCTTGTAAAAGAATTTAAGATATAGTCTAGTCCCCATTCTGCAATGCAGAATTAAATACACCGAAAGGTGGGGTAAACTCAATTAACAATAAATTGGGTAACGTGATAAACATTATGGAGAGTGGCTCACAATCTGGAACGAGCTTACTCAGAGTGAAGAGAAGTGGTCTGGATACAACGAGATGATTGGTAATGTCACTGCACTTACTGATCTCACTGTTTCCCCAACTTCTACTCCAGCATATACCCTTTACATTCCATTCCAATTTTGGTTTTGTCGGAATGCAGGCCTTGCGTAAAGTATAGCGCAAAAAAGGATTTAAAGAATCCTAGTATTTAAACAACAACAATCCCTCCCTTGTTTTTATCAATTTTTGTTTGAATGCGACACTTTCAAATTGCGGGAAACTCCTAAAGCCTATGAGTACCAAAGAGTAAAAATCTCAAGGATGTAACAATGGACAATCCGCATCCAAGCTTGGTGTAATAGCCAAGAAGGTTCAACGACTAAATGTTAGTGGGCAAATTCTAAGAATTTGCTTAAGATATAGTCTAGTCCCAGGACATTTGTCCTTTTTTAAGTACATCGAAAGATGGGGTTGGTACTAAATTGTACCATTAACGTACCACTTATCGCTCTCCAATTAACTTTATAGATAGTTGGGAAAAGTACAACAGTACTAGTGAGTGTATTTTCTATACTCGCGACACTTTCAAATTGCGGGAAACTCCTAAAGCTTTAACTACTTCCTATTTATGGTAACAAAAATAGTATAGTAACAATGTTGAAGATGTACCAATGGACAATCCGCAGCCAAGTGTTTTGTACAAGTTACAAAGCATGCAGTTCAACGACTAAATGGAAGTGGGGGAGTTTGTGAAACAAACAGTTTGCTGCGCAAACTTCCTTAAGATATAGTCTAGTCTTGTTGGAAACAACAAGTAGTAACGATCATGAAGTGAAATTTAATCTTTCATTCCGAGCAGCAAGTGAATGCTATGTTGGAACTGGATCTCCATCATCCACTCCATCTATCTCAAATGCATCACTATATGTCGACTACATTTACCTCGACACTGATGAGCGCAGACAATTCGCGCAGGTTCAACATGAAATAATCGTGTTAAAAAGTGAACATCAAATGTGTTTACTAGTGTATGTATAAGTATTGTCAAGTACAGCCTCCCTGTTTTTATCCTTGACATAATACTTTTAATTACGCGACACTTTCAAATTGCGGGGACATCTTCAAGTCTTAACTACCATCTTTGTTAGGAAACTTTCAAAGAGAACTCGGTTAATAGCCGAAGCGACTAATTGTCGTCAATTAATTATATTTAATTGCCAATGGTAATAACGTTAAGAATTATAAGATAATCCGCAGCCAATCTTTCAATTTGGAAGAAGGTTCAACGACTAAATGGAAGTGGGGGCAATTGCCCTTAAGATATAGTCTAGTCCCAGGACTTCATGTCCTAAAATACGCTGAAAGGCGGGGTAGGTACACTTTGTACCATTACGGAATACCTTTTGTTAAAGAGGATAAAAGTAACCATTCAATATCATGCAGACACTGATGTTGAGTAAAAATGTTTGCATTCTGCACAATCTATTGATTGTATGCTGTTGCTAGTGAATCAATTGTTTGTTTGGTGATTTCCACCTCCAAGTTTTTATCCACCGAACAACAATATGATTTGCAACATTATCAAATTGCGGGAAACTCCTAAAGCTTCAACTACTTCCTATTTATGGAAACACAAATAGCATAGTAACAATGTTAAAGATGTAACAATGGACAATCCGCATCCAAGATTCTTAAAGTGATTAAAAAATGATTTAAAGATAACTTATATTGCTAGTATTTTAAAAATGGGTTTTATTTATTGTCTAACATTTCCCAATGGTAAAAAATATATCGGTCAAACATCTCGAACAGTTGAAGAGCGTGTACAGCAACATAAATCTCCTAGTAGCTCATGTAGACTCGTTGTGTTTGCATATGCCAAGTATGGTTCATTTGAGGTTCAAGTATTAAATAAAGTAGATAATGCTAAATTGGATGAATATGAAACATATTATATCCAACATTATAATACACTTGTGCCAAATGGATACAATTTGACAACTGGAGGAGAAGGAGGTATACCATCTGAAGAGACCAAACAGAAAATGCGTGAAGCACATGCTAACCGTGTTGTGCATGAAAAATGGCGTCTAGCAATTTCGAATGGTTTAAAAGGTCATAAACATTCAGAGGAAACCAAAGACAAAATTCGTCAAAAGCGCCTTGATAATCCATTAATCCCATCTGAAGAAAACAGACGTAAAATCAACGAATCAATTCGAACAGAAGCAGTTCGTGAAAAAGGTTCTAAAAGCAGGAGAAAAGACAACAAGGATTTGCCAATGTATATACAAACAATAAGGAAAGCTTCAAATCCTGGATATTGTGTAGCATTGCCCGGTCAATCTCAAAAGCATTTTACTTCAAAGTTTTTGTCAATGGAAGAAAAATTAAAGCTAGCAATTGACTATAAAGCTCAACAATTAAAAAAATTAAATGTCACTTAAGAATAAGGTTCAACGACTAAATGGTAATGGGAGGTTTTACAACCTCTTAAGATATAGTCTAGTCCCCATTCTGCAATGCAGAATTAAATACACCGAAAGGTGGGGTTGCCGGTAAACTTATACCAATTACAATTTACCGGTCAACGATCGAACAATTGCAATTTACGGGAGCAGAATCATTCACCAGCACTTCAATCAAGTCCAAGCTTGCATTCAACCATCCATGTAAGGAACTTGTTTGGGTCTGCCACCTATCTGGCAATGAAACTGCCAATTCATGGAGCGACTTCTCAAACAGCAATGCTCAGACCGTTGCTGACGCCAAGCTCCAACTCAATGGACACGACCGTTTCTCAACCCGAGACGGTACCTACTTCAACTGGGTCCAACCTTATCAACATCACACTCGAATCCCAGATGTTGGTATCTATGTCTATTCGTTTGCCCTAAACCCTGAGCAGCATCAACCTTCAGGCACGGTCAACATGTCACGAATTGACAACGCAACTCTACTCCTAACTCTCAACTCATTCTCTGGAACTGCTAAACTCAAAGTTTATGCAACCAACTACAATGTTCTCAGAGTCATGGCTGGCATGGGAGGCCTTGCTTACTCTAATTAAGCATGTTTATCGAGACATTTTTATAAAATAAAATTAATTAAAAATGTAGTGTACGTATTTTATAAATAAAAAGTTATAAAATGCAATGTTTTTATTTAAAAGTAATAAAAATATCAGAATATAATTAAAATAATAATGAATCAACAGATTATACCAAAAGCCATTAATTTTAAAGATTTAGTTAGGAATAGTACCACGACACTTTCTTTAAATGTGCAAACCAAAATGGTAGATAAAATGAATACAGAATTCACTACTGACGAACAACAATGGTATATAGCCAATCTATATATGTACATGAATTACCATGCAACTAATGATTATCCTATCAATTTAGAGCATGTATATAAGATGATTGGATTTGCTAACAAAGGCAATGCTATGAAGACCATAAAATCTAATTTCACAGAAAATGAAGACTACAAAGTAGTTTTTTTCCGTACGGAAAAAAACCCTTTAGGAGGTAGACCTATTGAAACTGTAATGTTAAATATAGATACATTCAAGAATTTGTGTATGATAGCAAAGACGAGCAAAGGAAAACAAATAAGAAAGTACTATGTCAAGTTGGAAAACATTTACAACCAACTTATTAAAGATGATATTATGGAAAAACAGCGACAATTAGAAGAACAAAGTAATCAAGTAATGCAGCTTCAATCCCGAAACGACCAATTAGCAAAAGATGTCCACCTTCAGAGACACAATGTTTTATTACGTGAGTTTGGAAATGTTGGGCCTATAGTATACATAGTACGTGTAAAATCACATGACAATGGAGAATATATTATCAAAATAGGAGAATCAAGGAGAGGTATCAAATTGAGATATGATGAGCATAGAACCAAATATCCTGAAGCTGTAATTCTAGATTGTTTTAAAGTATATAAAAGTAAAGAATTTGAAACGTTTTTACATACACACCAATATATTTGTCCAAGTCGTGTAACTGATTGGCAAGGACATGAAAGCGAACGCGAACTATTTCTAGTTGGTCGACAACTTAGTTATATTCAACTTCAAGATATTATACATAAAAATATATCCAAATTTCAAGACAATATTCACGAACTTGAGCAGGCAAGACTCGAAATAGAAAGACTTAAACAAGAAAAAGAATTAGGTTTGCCTAACACTGAGTTTCAAGAACTAAATGCAAAACTAGATCTTATACTATCTCAGTTAAATTCAATTTCACAACCCCGACAAAGAGTGACAACTAATTTTGGAGAACCATTGACAACATTAGGTGACTATGTTCAACAATTAAATCCTGAAACATTGCAACTTGTCAAAGTGTACAATAGTGTTGCCGATGTGTGTTCTACATTGAAAGTGCCACGTTCTAGTGTTGTTAAAGCTTGTCGAGATAACACGATTTATAAAAATTATCGATGGAAGCTTGTTGATAGACAATCAGATCCAAATATAGTGGAAAATGTGAATCCGACGAGAACTCTTATTAAAGTACAAAACAACGGCTATATTGCAAAGCTCGATAAAAACAAGACTAAGATATTAAATGTTTATTTAGATAGAAAAACTGCAAGTATCAAAAACGGTTATAATAGTGTAGCGTATTTAGATTATTTTGTGAAAAATAATAAACTAGTTGGTGAACATTATTATGTGTTATATGACTCTCTTGATGTCAATTTAAAACAATCGTTCTTGAATAGTCAAACTAAAACAGAAATTGTTTTGTATAAGAATACAGGTGTAGGCCAATTCGATTTGGATGGAAACTTGGTAAAAGAATTCAGATCAAAACAATCTTGCCAAGAGCTTTTGAATATTGGAAACAAATCACTATGCAAGGCACTTGAAACAGGCAAACCATACAATGAGCATATATATAAATATCTTAATGATAAACTCAGTGTTATTTAAAGACAATTAAAAAATGAAAATTAACAACTACAGTAGAAATTCAAATATGACAACAGAGGACATGCATGATTCTATTACACACGTTTCTGACGAGTGCGAATGCGAATGCGATTGTGACTGTGACTGTGAATGTGAGGAAAAGGAACATGAAACTGTATATTTCAAGTATGAATTTGAAGGTTGTGAAA